GTGCGGCCCGGACAATGAGAGCGACGCGTTCGAAATTTTCGCAGGCTGGGCCGAGCGTTGGGAAGACGGGGTTAACTCGCTCGATACTATCGAGGCGGACTTCGGCCGTATGCACCCGCCCTATGAGTTGGGCTGGGACTGGCTGGCGGACAAGGCAGCGTCGTTTGGGCACAAGCGGGAAGTCGATGAGTTCGATGTGACGGACTTTAGCGACGATGACTTTGGCGTGGTAGCGTCGGCCGGGGAAACGCCGATTGAGTATAGCGACATTGCTTTGGCGCAGCGCGTTGCTCGTCTACACGTTTCGGATATTCGATACGTTGTGGGCGGCATGGGCTGGGTTGCATGGGATGGTAACAAGTGGGCCAAGGACGTGGCCAACAAACATCTGTCCATCGTCCGCAAGGTCTGCGCTCAAGCGTCGTCCGAAGCGTTGCAGAACATTGACAGCCCACAAAAGGCTGAGCGGATTGCGCAGCGTGTGGCGTCCTATAATGTGATCGCAAACGTGGCCAAGCTGGCAGCAGTGGAGCCGACAATGCAGGCCACGACTGAGCAGCTAGACGCCGACATCTATATCCTCAACACCAGATCGGGGATGGTGGACCTGAAGACGGGGGCACTGCTTGCGCATGATCGGTCTCGCATGTGCACAAAATGCACATCAGTTGAGGCGGACTTCAGCAAACCAGCGCCCCAATGGCAGGCGTTCCTCAATGAGGCTTGCAACGGTGACAGTGAGTTAATTACTTACCTTCAAAGGTTGGCTGGCTATTCGGCTACGGGAAGCACCAAAGAGCATGTCCTTGCCTTCGCCCACGGGTCCGGCGGCAATGGCAAAGGGACGTTCCTTGGAGCCATAGGCAATATCCTTGGCGATTATGCCACCGTGGCTAGTGCGGACGTTTTCTTGGCGTCGTCGTCGCAGCGGCATCCCACCGAGTTGGCGTCGTTGATGGGTGCTCGGCTCGTTCACGCGCAGGAGATTGATCCGTCGCGTAAATGGGATGAAGCCAAGGTCAAGTCATTGACTGGCGGAGACAAGATCAGTGCGCGCTTCATGCGGCAGGACTTGTTTGAGTTTCAGCCGCAGTTTACGTTGGTTATTGCCGGTAATACTAAACCGGAAATAACAAACGTGGATGACGCCATGCGGCGTCGTATGCACCTCATTCCGTTTGAGACTAAGCCCGTCCGTAAAGATGTGGACTTGCCGGACAAATTGAAAGAGGAATACCCGGCCATCCTAGCGTGGATTGTCGAAGGGGCTAAGGCTTGGCTGTCTGAGGGGTTGAACCCGCCAGCGGTCGTTATCCAAGCTACCGAGGATTATCTCGCGGGAGAGGATGCCTTGGCCCGCTGGATCACGGAGCGTTGCGTGGCTGGTGCTGACAATGAGATGGGCACAAACGAAGCGTTCAATGACTTCCGCGATTGGTGCAAGGACAATAACGAGGCCAAGGGGCGTGACTGGTCCCAGCGTAAGTTTACTGCTGAGATGAAGACGCATGGCTATGACCACACAAAAGACCGGGCGACCCGAACAAAGCGGGTGTTCCGTGGCCTTGAACTTCTCATAGGCGATGAAGATCACATGGTTATTAACGCCATGATGGATGAGCGGGCGGAAGACTTTTTTGGCTTCCAGATCGAGATCAAGCCCGGCGATTTTGAGGACGAAGAGTAATGGGGCGACCCGGCGAGAAAGGATGTGATGCGATGTATGGTAAGGATTATGTAAGGTATAAGGACATTCGGGATGTGCTGAATGAGGAAATAGTCGGCGCTGATCCGGTCAATAGCCCTTCGCACTATAAGTCCGGCGGTGTCGAGGCAATCGAGGCTATCGAAGCGTCGATGGCTCCGGAGGCATATGCTGGCTATCTCAAGGGCAATATCATGAAATATTTGTGGCGCTATGAGAAGAAGGCGAAGCCGATTGAGGACTTAAAAAAGGCTCGATGGTATCTCGACAGGCTCATCTCGGCCTTGGAGAAAGAAATTTAGTTTACGTTAACGTAAAGTAGATTGAGAGGGCTTCGGCCCTCTTTTTTTAAATCCGGGACGGGTTTGAGAAAGTCCGGGACGGGTTCGGGACGGGTTCGGGACGGATAAATATGAGGACTTCTGCGGTCCGGGACGGAAGGGACGGATAATTCTAAGTTAATTGGCTCTTACGACAGTAACAGTGTTAGACGTGTCATGTTACGCTGTTACTTACTTACGCCAACTAATGGTCGGCCAAACCCGTCCCGGCCGTCCCCACCCGCAGAAAAGCTGGATTTTATCCGTCCCGGATTTGTCCCCAAAGCGTCCCGGATTTTTCAAACCCGTCCCGGATGGCAGTTTTCCGTCAATCGTCCTCAAAGACATCGGGTAAGTCGTCTGCATCGAGGTTATGAGAGCCGACTTGTTTGGTTGGTGTGAGGTCGATGGTGATCTCTGGCTCTGAGGTGTCGTCGTGGTTTGAGGACGCCAAGTTTAGCTGGCGCAGTGCATCAAGGTGAAGTTGGTTCACATTGACTTGAACTGCTGTGGTCGGCTTGGCTTGGAATTTCTCAGGTGCTGCAACACCCGCCAGCCATTTGCGCGTCTCGATCTTTAGGCGGTCGGCGTTCGCCGAGGTGTTGTCCGAGGCGTCCGCAATGTCGAGGCATTCATCGGCCCATTGATCTGCGGCGATAGCCCTAGCCTGTTTGAACCGTTCCTCTCGATCAGGGTCTTTCCGTATCCAGTGATAGAGGGATAGGTTGCTGATCTTCAATTCACGAGCAAGGCCAGCCATTGTCATTCCGCTGGCGATCTTTTCCAGTAGGACGGTCTCGCCGACCTTATCTAGGTTTGACGCAATCGTGCGCCGTTTAATATGTCCGGCCATGTCTTATCCTTTAGATAGTGATATAAGCCCGTATAAAGCCCATAGAGAGGCATAGAGGGCGATTGCTAGGTTACGGTCTCGTTTATAGCTAGGCACGCTCTAGACCCCTTAGAAACGTCTCCAATAGGATAGAGACGGGGGCCGGAATGCTCCGGCCTCCCTGTTCATAGTATTGGATCGAGCGTTCCGAGAGGCCGATCTTATAGGACAATTGCGCTTGCGTCATCTTGAGGCGTTCGCGCGTCTCTTTAAATTGTTCGGGGGTCATTGGTTATCCTTAAACTTTCGCGTTCCAGAACTTAGCTTCCTCGCCAAGCGGGAAGTCGAGGCCGAACCCATTATCAACATAGGTTGTTCCGGCTTTACGATAGACGCTATACCGCAACCCAAATTGCCGCGCGGCTTGGTTCATCTTGCGCCGGGTTGTGACCGTATCCCACCCACCAGTTTTTAGGGTGATTAGATCACCGTCAACCGTAACAATAGGCGTTGAATGATACGTCACAACAAACCCGGTTTCGGTATTGGCTACGGTTGTGCAATACGTGCTAAGTTTATCCATACGTGGCATTGATCTTTCCTTTCCCTTTTTGGCTAGTGCCATCATCGCCGCGCCAATTCATCCAGCCATGCAATATCTGCTTCAATCTTTGCGGCCGCCAGATCATCAAGCCGAGGTGTCGCTGTAGATTTTGCGTAATCATAGCGGGCCTCTGACGCCTGCTTTCCGTAAACAGAGACTAATTCCGTTTGAAACGCGTTATCCGCGTCAATGGCGGCTTGATATAATGGGTGTCTAGTTTCCATGTTACTTTCCCTCTTTCTTTTAATGGTTACGCAGGAAATGCCGCGACTAAGCGCAAGCTATCAATATGCGCCCATGTGCGTTTCCATGTGTCATGGTCCCGAATGATTGCAACGGAACCGTTAGGCGATTGCACGATAGTGCCGCGCTTGGTTGCGCCATAGCATGTCCATTCGACACTATCGCCAGCGTTAAACAATTGCTTGGTCATGATTACTTCCCCTCTTTATCGTTACGGTCAAAGAATGCGACAAGCGCCAACATGCCGATTGCCCATAGGATGATGAATGCTGGCAATGGTAGATATGGTGATAGATCGAATAGCATTTTGGTTACTCCCTCTCAAAGGCCGTTGAATTGTGTGACGCCAAATAGGCACATGACCCGTTGGGCTTCGCGGCGCATGGCTTGCGCCATATCCGCATCGCCAGCCTCTTCAGCGCATAGGATGGCATCTGCCATGCGGCCCAACAACCTATCCTGCGCGGCGTGCTTTTGCTCCGTCTTTGTCATTTATTTACCTTTCCCTCTGTTGATGACCAATAGCTACCCGCACATTGTTCGGGTTGCAACACACAATCGAAACCAAATTGACGCAAGTTAGCACCAACATGGTTTCACATTGCAATGTGACCCGATGACCTGCCTATTTATTTATACCCGAACGCTGTTCGTCTTTAGGCTGGTGAAAAGACACCGCCGCGCTTCCGTTTCGACGCGCCTCTGACCCCATTTGGTCACTAACTAATACACTGTTACAGTCCCAAACCCGCAGGAATACGTGCCTTTTTACATGGGGGAGGGGGGTAGGCGTTTAAATTTGACCCCCCCCCACCCCGGCCTTGCGCGGGGGGCGTGTGCGTATAACCTGACAGACACCGAAATGTGGCCCCCACCCCCCGGTATCCTTATATTTAACATAATCCTGCCAAAAAAATTCTAAACTTTTTCGCTTGCCAAATTGTAACAATAGAGTGTAACAGTGATACACCACAAAAAACGGGAGAAATACGTTGGCTGTTTATGGGTACACTCGCGTCTCGACTGAAGACCAGATCGAGAACACATCGCTCGATGACCAAGCCCGCCAAATCCAAGGCATCGCGCTCACGCACAATTTGGAACTGGACCATATATACGAAGAGCGCGGCGTCTCTGGCGGTGTCCCATTGCTGCGCCGAGAAGAAGGCTGCAAGCTGGCGTTCCTCCGGCCGGGCGACACCGTGATCGTATCGAAGCTAGATCGTATGTTCCGCGATGCGAGAGATGCGCTCAACGTGATTGCCGACTGGGAGACGGCGAACATCAATCTCATCATCAACGGCTATGGCAACGTGATGGACAAGGCCAATCCGAATGGCCGGTTCATGCTTGAGATCATGGCCGTGTTCAGCGGCGAAGAGCGACGCCGTATTCGAGAGCGTGTCACGGCCGGGAAGCGCGCCAAACGCGCAGCCGGGGGATATGCCGGTGGCAAAGTGCCCTTTGGATTTAAGAAGTCGGGCGCGGGCCGGAAGGCCAAGCTGCACCCAGAGCCAAATGCGCAGGACGCGATGATCACGATGAAAGCCGCACGCGTTAAAGGTCATAGCTACCGCGATATTGCTATTATCGTAGCAAAGCGTCATGGTATCACGGTCAGCCATCAAACAATCGCTCGTGTAATCCGGGGGGATAAGAATGACCAAATCTGAGCCAAACTTCTTTTTGGAGTTTCTGAAGAAGTATCGTGATGATCCCGTCGGGTTCGTGCGCGATATTCTAAGAACGAAGCCAGACCCTTGGCAGATCGAGTTCCTCAAAGCGATCAGCGCCGGGAACCGCAGGATCAGCGTTCGGTCGGGCCACGGTGTGGGTAAATCGACAGCCGCAAGCTGGGCCATGCTACATTACTTCCTGACGCGGTATCCCGTGAAGGTGGTCGTGACTGCGCCGACATCCGCGCAGTTGTTCGATGCGATGTTCGCGGAACTGAAGCGATGGGTGAATGAACTACCAGAAGTTCTTAAAACCTTGATCGAAGTCAAGGCCGACCGCATTGAATTGAAAGCAGCACCGAGTGAAGCATTTATCTCCGCCAGAACGAGCCGCGCTGAAACGCCGGAAGCCCTGCAAGGTATCCACGCCGACAACGTATTGCTTGTCGCGGACGAAGCCTCTGGTATTCCAGAGAGTGTGTACGAAGCCGCGTCCGGTTCTATGTCGGGTCATAACGCAACGACGCTTCTTCTCGGCAACCCCACTCGGAACAGCGGTTTATTTTTTGATACCCACAACCGTCTTAAAGGCGAGTGGAAAACCTTTCACGTTAGTTGCCTCGACAGCCCGCGAGTATCCGACGCGTTCGTCCGAGAGATGCAGCTACGTTATGGGGAAGACAGTCCAGCCTACCATGTCCGCGTTCTGGGCAACTTCCCGCCACGCGAAGAAGATACGGTTATCCCTGTTGAGTTGATTGACGGAGCCATGAACCGCGAAATCAAAATCGCCAAGCAGACGAAAAGTGTGTGGGGTCTCGACGTTGCGCGTATGGGGTCGGACGCGTCCGCCCTCGCCAAACGACGCGGCCCAGTTGTTGAAGAGATACAGACTTGGAAAGGTCTCGACCTAATGCAGCTTACGGGTGCAGTCGTGGCCGAGTATGAGGCGCTGCCACCTTCGGAACAACCTGTCGAGATATTAGTTGATAGCATTGGGTTGGGAGCGGGTGTGCTGGACCGCTTGCGCGAACTGGGTCTGCCAGCGCGTGGGATTAACGTAGCGGAAAGCCCCGCGCTGAAAGGAACTTACGCCAACCTACGCGCCGAATTGTGGTTCAAATGTAAAGCGTGGCTTGGCAACCGCGATGTGAAGATACCGAAAGATGAACAGTTATTCGCCGAGTTGGCGTCACCACGATATACCTTCACGTCGTCAGGCAAGATGCAAGTCGAGAGTAAGGAAAGCATGAAGAAGCGTGGGCTTCCATCGCCAGATAAAGCGGACGCTCTCTGCCTATGTCTGGCCACAGACCTGTCAACTATAATGCACGGATATTCGATGGCCAACAAGACGGGTGCGTTGCGTCGAAATATACGGGGCATCGTTTGACATTTTATTTGTAAATATATAAATAGTGAACGCCCGGTAGGTTTCTCTCTCCCTCTCCTACCGGGCATCATTGGGCAGACTGGGGTGTGCGCGGCTGGGCCGATAATAGCGACTGAACGAGATTATGCTCCTTCTTCGTTCAAAACGCCGCCACCCCGTTTTTTGCGTTTCCCTAAACTTTAGTGTATAGTTATCCACAGGGAGCGTACCCTTGGAAACTAAGACTTGTCCCAGATGCGGCGAAGAACGGCCGACTGACAGCTTTTATTCGTACAAGCGCGCCTGCAAGTCTTGCTTGCGCGAAGAACAGCGCATCTTCAGAGCCTCACGCCCAGATTACCACCACGCTCACAATCTCAAACAGCGATACGGTATTAGCGTCGATGAGTATCAAACTATCATCGCCAACCAGAATTTCGCCTGCGCCATTTGTACGGTAGAAATATCTGACGCAGTAGAGTATAAGGCGGGCAGATCGGTTGTCGTTGACCATAACCATGAGACGGGTGAGGTACGCGGCATACTCTGTTCGAAGTGTAATTTGGTTCTAGGGCACGCACGAGAAAGTACGGATATTCTTTACCGGGCCATTGTGTATTTGAGTGAGCGCGGCGCTTACACGCCAAAGAAATAGGTTTGATTGCATGGTCGCTAAGCGTTTTCAAAATCCGAAGGGCGGCCTCAATGAAGCAGGTAGTCGTCCTTTTAAGAAGACTGAAGGGGACAACCTCAAAGCGCCCGTAAAGTCTGGTGACAATCCACGGAGGGCATCATTCTTAGCGCGTATGGGGAATATGCCGGGGCCGGAGCGTAATGCGAAAGGCTAATCAACCCGCGTTCTCCTATCTCTGCAAGCGTGGGGTGCGTCATCTAAAGCTGACTCGAAGTCCAAAGCCA